TTGTAGTTTTTTACACCATACTTTTCAAGTTGGTTGATCATATAATCTCTTCTATCAGTCCTATGCTCTAAATTTATTACATAGACTGGCCCCATCGAAGAGAGCTTATTGTTAGGTAATATCTTTTTTTGCATGATATGCATCAACCGCGTTCGCGCTAGTCCTGCTTTGCCAAACAAAATTACATTCAGTGCAGGCAACTACACGCATAGTCGCCCATCTGCCACCATCTGGTCTATCTACTGTAGCAGTTTTTAGCTTGTCAGTTTTTGCTCTACATGACGGGCATAGGGGGAAACGCTTATATCTCATTTCTTGACCTTCCCAGTTAACGGAAAGAGTATTTCTTATTTGCTGAGAGTCTAAACCTCCCCAAATGCCCCAAAGCTGTTTATTGTCTAGTGCCCACTTGATACAGTCACGCTTTACTGGACATACGTTGCAAAGTTTTTTAGCCTCCCATTGCTGAGCTGGTTTGTTGGCAAAGAAGTTATCCATTTTATCGACATGCTCTGGCTTACCGCACTCTGCATCTTCATGCCAGTCGGGACTATCAAGAAACAAAAGGAACCTCCACAAAAGTGGCATCCCAATCATAAAGCTCGTCGTCTAGCTCGCAATATGTTGGATACCTCTCGTCATCTTCTTCGTAGTAGTAGCCAGCGTGGCTGATCCAACCAAGATCTATTAGCCGAAAGGCCTCGCCAAGCGAGTCCGTTATTCCTTCAAGGCGGAGCTGCTTAGCGAGGGCCTTCTTGGCAATCTCATCTTGATTAAGATAGATATGCTCCGTGAGGTAGAAAACTACGGAATCGGAGTGTATTTTTCTGGGAAAATCGTCGCCTTCCCATACAAGCCAGATTGGCTCTGCGATTGTCTTCTTACGTCTCACACATAAAAATTTAGTGGGAGCTTAGGATAACCTTACCGTAGATTACAAAATTACTATACGGGCCACACGTAGTCATACGTGTCAGGCTTAGCACCAGTGTCTTCTGGCCAACCAAACTGGCTGTACCACTCGTAGTCTTTGTTTAGCAAAGCCATGCGGTGGCTAGAGGCTATTTGATCAAAAAGTTCTTTGTCTTTCATCCAGGCAGGTAGACGGTGGCTGTCTTGAGTGATGCGGCCTAGCTTGACAGCTTGGATGTATGTCGTGACGGCTTTCTTGCCAATCGTAGATTTATAGCCGCGCTTTTCCCACTCCATAACCATCTTGACGATGTAGACAGTGAGAGCGCCTTCGTGGCCACGCCACATCTTGACAGCGGGATGATTGCGCCAGCCTTTAGCTGCGCGGTGATTGCCTTGTGGGTCCAGCTCTACGAGGTTCATAAGAATCTGCCAGCCCTCCAGAGCTTGCTTGTTTAGGCGGGCGCGATCTAGTACTTTGGCTGTATCTGCTGAGCCAAGCAGCGGCACAAATGTTTGCATAGCTACAAGCTAGCAGTGTTTTAAATATTTGTCAACTAAAAACCAAAAGGCTTTGCAACACTCTGCTTTACAGAACCAAACACGGTTACCACAAATGTGGTTCCATCCATGTTTTGTGCAATATCTGCAAGTGTTTTAGCTTCTGCGTAGGAGACTTTTAGCTCTAGATTTACGTTATCTTCTACAGAATCTTCAGGAAGATTTAGGAAACTGCCTATACGTTTTATTGCTTCCTGCTTAGCTTCCGTGACATCGTCTGCAGAAATTTTAAATTCAAAGGAAGTTCTAACTACGCTCACTTTGCCTTCCTTACGCGCTTTTCTAGCTTGTAAGGCGAGTAGTGGACGCCCTTAAGTTCTGGGGACTTTCCGTCGGTGTCGTTAAAGATGACGTCACCATAACGGACTGCAACCACTGTGCCGCGGCGACCGTTGTGGATGGGTCCAAGCTCGTCTGAGTAAGCATCTGCTTTAACTCGGACAACGTCCGTGACGGTAATCTGTCCTGGCTGTAGCGGGATCCAGATGTAGTCATCTTCATTTTCCTCTTCTTTAATTGCGTGACCTCTAGCAATCTGAGGAAACACAGTCAAAACTTCTTCAATCATGTTGTCACTTAGCTTTGGGACTTCTTCCCAGGCCTCTAGCAGCTTGATAATAGCTTTACCAGATCCAACTTTGACCTTAGCTGCCTGCAGCTGCTCTTTAATCCACTCGTAATTTACTTCTGGCATTATATTCCTCTCGGCTCAAAGTCTACCACTAAGGCACGTAGCTTAGTGATTACATCTTCTTTCTGTGGGATATTTTCTTTGTAAGTCTTAATCTGCTGAAATGCCGCGTGCTGTCGCTCGTATGGCTTCATGTCTTCCAATTGGTAGCCAAGTAGCGACCATTCAGGCGACAGCCTGCCACTCTCTTGCCAATAAGTAGCAATAGGAGTAGTGGTATTCATTGCTTGAATATATCTATACGACCACCATGTCCCCAGGTTACGATCCTGAGGAGCAACTAGAACTCCCATAGAAGCATTAATTCTCTCTTTTACTTCCGAGTCCTTAGGCTTAGTGCTAGTTTTAACAGATATAGTGGGAAACCTTAAAGTGTTTTTTGTGGTTGTAAACCAAGAGCTCTTAGTGTTGTCTACGGCCCATTGGTTTTCTCTACCTATACTCGAGGTTGCTCCTTCAAGCAGAAAAGAGTCCAAGTTGATTGGCATAATGCTATCACTGGAAATAAAACTGACTTTTCTATCAAAATCTTCATCACCGTGCCAAGGCAGAGAAGGGACAATGCTAGTAGGCCAGACCTCGCTTGCTAGCTTGTAGGCAAGAGACTCTGCCGCTTCTCGAGTCTTGGACTTTCTTGCTTCATCATAATTTTTTCTGTTTGCATAGAATGAACCAAAAATTTGATCTGGATCACGTTTAAACGCACGAAGGCTATTTTTGTACTGCCACATCTGGGGGCTGTCTACTACAAGCCTTAGCTTTGGAGACTCGTACATGAGGTTAAGAACATTAATTGCACCGTATAGGTGATTGGCTCCCATTGATGTCGGAGGGGAGAATCCGAAAACTATTTGGTCGAAAGCTTCTAGATCAGACTTAGTCCAACTGATTTTTGGCTCTGCCCAAGTGACCGCGGCGAACTCTTCATAAACGGTGGCTAGGGTTTTAAAGAAACTCTGATTCTTTCCAGGCTTACAATGAGACGAGCTCATGCCTGTTAGCAAAACTTTCATGATTAAATCCTAAAGTAAGGCGGGGTGCTTCTACACACCCCGCCAAACATTATTTAGAACGGCTGGTCCTCGCTACCAGACACTGGGGCCACAGGAGCCGCAGGAGCTGGTGCAGGGGCAGGTGCTGGTGCTGGAGCAGGTGCTGCAGCTGCAGGGGCTGGAGCGGCTGCTGGAGCCTCAGGAGCAGCAGCTGCAGTAGTTGCAGTTGCTGGGTAGTAACGCTTGATCTCGTTACTCTGGTTGCCATTGTAGGTACGAGTACCTAGGCTTGCACGAAAAGCACGCCCCATGAGAGCCTGCTCAACCTGAGCTGGTGATGGGTTCTGCTCCCAGTACTGGGTGTTCAGGCCCATGGCTCCAGCCTTCATGAAGAACATGTTCATGGCCTTCGGGTTGTCTGGGGAGACAACTAGCTGGTCCCATACGCGACGCTTGTCGTAAGCACCGCCCTGAACCTCGTTAGTTACCTTGAACATCAACTTTCCAGTTGATGTGGTTGTTGCTGAAGCCTCGATAACCTTCAGGTCGTAATCACCATCTGGTAGTGGCTCGTAGTTGGTGCTGGTAGCTGCAGTTCCAGCCTGCTTTAGCAGCTCAGAGAAATTAACGGTACTCATACCTATTAACTCGCTTTCTTAGTTGATGTTTCAGCCTTGGACTCTCCAAAGACCATATCTAGCATGCGTTCGACCCCAAGGTCTCCCTGCTCTACTACTTTCCCTAGACGCCCTTGGACGCGCTCTCCAGCCTCATACTCGGGAGTACGCTCGACATACATCTTGCGTACCTTGTATGGTGCCTGCATTGGGTCTGGGTTGGGTACCGTCTCCACTGTGATTGCGCCAAGAATGTCATAGAAATACGGGGCCTGAATTGCTAGCTGGCCCTGGAGGTAAGGACGGTATACGCCATCCTGACCCTTACGTGCCATAGCAGTCAGTACCACAGCCTCAAGAGGCTGGGTTGGGTGCATTGTGAGGTCACGAAGATCACGAAGAAGTGCGCCCATGTGGCGAAGTAGTTCGCCCCACTGTTGCATCTTCATTTGCTCTGTGCCTGCAATATTGTCCATGCACTTGACCTGCAACTCCGAAATGGAGTCGATGATCAAAGACTTGAACTGGTGCTTACCAGACTGCAGCCACTGGAAGGCCTTCATGACAACGTCATAGTCATTTACTTTGACTACAACGGTATCCCAAGTACCGTCTGCGACTGGCGGCTCTTCAGTAAGCGGGTCCCAATACCTAACATTGATTGGTAGGAAGCGGTGGCCTCCCTCAACGTCGAGCATTAGGCGTGGGTAAGGTGCCGTGACTGCAAAGGTTGACTTACCAACCTTGGATTCGCCATAAACCATAATTGTTAAACTGCGTTCCACGTCTGACATATTTACTCACTTCCCTTCTCTTCTTCGATTCCGTAGTAACCGTATGGGTCGGATGACTCAAACGCATCGCTAATTGCTGCTTCGGCGGCGCTTCCGTCGTCGAATAGCGGGCAAATAGCGAAGAATTGACACTTCCACTTGCAGTCGCGGCTTGGCTTTGGGTAAGCATGCTTAAAGTGGCTCTCGCCCTCGTCCAAAGCATCTCGGACATTTAGCATGTCTGCAAGAGTGCCTTCTAGCTGTTCTAGAAATGCACGGAGTGTAAACCTATTGTGACGAACTTCAATCTGGTCATAGAACGGCGGCTTAGCATAAGCACCGCGTTTCACCTTACGAAGCATTGTAAAGATGGCACCGTCAGTGCGCTCCCCTGTTTCGCCTTCTTGCACTTCGTCTAGAAGCATGTAAGTCTTTACCTGCTCATTCATGTGAGCCATAGCCCCAAAGTCTGCAAAAGAACCGCCTACAGTCTTGAAGTCACGGATCATACGAGCACCGTCAATTTTACGACGAACACGCATGTCAATTTTTCCCTGGAGGACTACTCGACCATCCATCATTGGACGCTCAAGAATCTCTTCAGTAGAGATCATTTCAAGCTCGGCATCAATGCCTTCTTGCTCTACCCACTCTAGGTAACCCTCCAACATAACACGGCCAAGATCAGCGTCAGCTTCAAGGCCAGACGTGTCTCTAAACTCGTCCTGAAGCTTTTTCATGTCCTCCTTGACAAGATCGGCATGTGCCTCTAGTAAATCTTGTCCAGTAGAGTAGTGCCTGTCAAGAGCTTCGTGAATGCGCGAACCTAAGGCAAGTGCACCAGTAAACTCTGTGATCTTTGGCCTAAGTCTTCGATAATATGTCAGCCACCATCTACGACGGCAGTCTTTAAATGTTTGTATCTCAGAGTTAGATATTCTTACGGGATTTGTCATTAGCTCCTACTATCCTTTAATAGCTCTAGAAGTTTGGCCTTGTCTTTTACAATTTGATCAAAGTTGTCAGCTTTTACGTCTAGTGCTTCAATTACGCGTTCTTCAATTGTTCCCTCAGTCACGTAGTCGGTAATGAGAATCGAATCGTGAATCTCAGAGCCAATGCGGTGAACGCGGTCCAGAGCCTGCTTGTAGTCAACAAGAGACCATGGCCTCTGAAGCATAACAAGTCGGCGTGCTGCTGTCAAGGTGACACCAACACCGCCAGCCTGGGCAGTGAATAGGATCCACTTTATGCGTCCAGACTGAAAATCATCAATAGCTCGCTGACGCTCGTCCCCCGACTGAGCTCCAGTGATTAGACCATGAGGAATATTCTCTTTGGTCATTCGTGCACTTAGTAGTTCGATAAGTTGACGAGATACCGCACATACTGCAACAGAGTCTTCGCCAAAGTCACCACTCTTAATGTCATCCATTAGAGCGTCAACTTTACAAGAGGGGTCTGACAATAACATTTTTTCTTGGCCATCAACTAGCTCAATTTGACCGTAGGCACTGGCGAACTGAACTAAACGCCCCGTCTGAGTCAGCGGATTTGGGGCTACCACCACTCCGCCATCAAGAACACCAGCGTCTAGTTCACCGATCTCAAATCGTTCTTCAGGAGTTGTCTCAAGCATTGCCATCATGTTCTCTAGCATTTGCTTATAAGCCTTAGCCTGCTTGGAGCCCATCTCGACGTCACGACGATCATTTATCACCTCAGGTAACCAAGGAAGTACCCTAGCCTTGAGCATGCGTCGCATACGAGGATTGATTCCTGCGTAGAATTCCTGCTCCATTGCTGGCTTTAGCCCAAGAATCATTAGTCCACCAAATGCGTTAAGCATGGTATTCACGTAACGGTCTAGCCATTTAGTTTTGCTTGGCCACTCTTTACTGTCTAACCAGTGAAGTATTGGCCATAAGTCGACAACTGTGTTGGCAATAGGAGTACCAGTAAGAGCAAATCTAATGTCAGCATTGCCAGATGCAGCCCAGAGAGCACGGGTCTGCTTAGACTTAGGGTCTTTAGAGCGGTGAATCTCGTCGGCTACAACGGATTTGAAGGGGATTTCGTTCAATTCTCTCTTGTGGACCTCGCAACGAGCAGAACTTATCTTAGAGTCGTGCCCTCCACACTCCTCGCATCGAGATAGAGCAATAGACCCGTACGATAACAGACGCGAATGAGTACGCAGGGATTCCCAGTTAATGACGTAAACGTCAGCTTCGGTCTCAAATGCCTTACGCCGCTGGGTTGCAGTGCCTTTAATGACCTGAACATTGACTTCAGGCCACCATTTAGCAAACTCGCGCTGCCAGTTACTCTTTAGGGTGTTCGGGCACACAATAAGAGCGGGAAAAACATCGTTTCCTTCGTCTTGTAGGCGCTTTAGAGCGCGGATAGCCTGAGCAGTCTTACCTAGACCTGGTTCGTCCGCTAGAAGGGCTCTACGGGCCTTAGCGAGGAACTCTACGCCTGCTCTTTGGTGTGGAAATAGGTCTTCGTCCCCTTCTTCAGACGCCTCTACCTCTCTAAGAGCATTAGATGGATTAATTCTGTTGTTCTTTTCGTTAGTAGCCCACTCAGCTAGTGCTGGACCAATCTCTAACTGGTCTCCAAAGGTAGAACGAAGAGATAAGCAACCAGTCCATGAAGTAGGTATGCGCCAAACATTACGATCCGAGTCCCATTTAGAGCCTGGAAGTGCCCTACAGATTTCTTTTAGACGCCACTCAGCGTTAATAATGATGTGGTCACCGTCTAATTCTACAAAAACGCCCAACTGGGCCTCCGATCTGTCACTATATCTATATTATCAGAAAAAATTCTTGTCTGCAAGAGTTTTTTGATAATATTTTTACTCTTCTAAGAGTCTAACAGGCTTCCAGCCTTTTGCAACTAATCTAACTAGGGCGTGTCGTATTGCATCTAGAGCGTGTCCAGCCCCTCCTTTGTGCCAATACTCCAACTTCTTCAGCTTTTTATTGTCAAACATAGCCATAGCATTGGCTGGAGGTTGGAAATAAATGTCATCCATAGCTTTGCCGTTGTCATACATGCACTGTTTTACAATTCCGATCACTTCTAAGGAATATGGAGCCTGAGAGTTACGAACAGTCTGAGCATTAATTACAAATCGCTCGCAAACTACATCAACATTGTGACGTATCGTGGCAGTCCATAGGACGTTTCGTAAGACCTCGGCAACTTCATGCTGCTCCAACTCTTTAGACCACTCTAAAACAGGCTCAAAGCCGCTCTCGTGGCTGAATAGAGCCATTCCAGTGACCTTTCCAGGATCAACTGCTAAAACATATCTAGGCATACTTCGCGCCCCAATTCTCCAGTGGGCCGTCAGCATCCGCGGTGAGCGGCACTGCCCAGCCATCAGTCGTTGTCATACACTTCTTGACTAGCTGCTTAACTTCTTCAGCATCCTCTTTTGGTGCATTTAAGACAATCTCATCATGAACGGGGACAATTAGCAAATCAGTAAGATCAGCTTGGTCTAGCTTCACTAGGTTTGATTTAAAAATCTCGGCAGCACCACCTTGAATAAGATAGTTAACCAGCGTATATACACGGTCTTCATCGCAGGGGAGGCGGCGACCAGTCCAAGTATTCACATAGCCAGTTCCCTCGGACTCAAGGCGCTCTAGACCTCGCTGCTCAACAGCTTTCTGGAACAGTTGCATTCCAGGGTAATTTTCATCAAAAGCGTTAGATACGGAACGCATCTGCTCTTCAGGAACGCCAGCGGTAAGTGCCTGCTTAGCGACACCTGCACCATATAGACGCCCGTATACAACACCCTTAATGAGAGCACGACGCTTATCAGATTTCTGCATATTTGGGTCTTGATAAACTTCACGGCCAATCTCGGTAAACGGATCTGAGCCAGTAGCATCCGCACGCAAAAACAGCTGAATGAGGTTAGGGTCCTGAGATAGAGACGCAAACATACGGAACTCAACCTGGTCAAGGTCAGAAGTGATAATTACGTGGTCGTCATCCTTAGGAAGAAATGCTTTACGAACTACATCGTCGCCCTTGGGTAGAGTTTGTAGAGCAGGATTCTGGATAGACATACGTCCAGTACGAGCACCCATTGTGTTTACTGAAGGATGCACAAAGCCATCATTATTGTCATTGATAAAATTTAAGAAGTAAGTGTTGGCTAGCTTCAAAGACTTGCGATAGCTGAGGGTTGCTTCTGCGAGCTGGGTAGCTTCAGTATTACCATCACGAACAATCATCTTAAGCTGATCAGCGTTAGCAGACTTTTGACCCTTCTCGGTTCGCTCTGTCACAATAGAGCCAAGATTCTCGAAGGTGTCCACTAGTTTCTGGTTGCTGCCGATAGGAAGACTGTAAGTCTTCATTGCCCAGTCTTTTACTTGCTCAGTGTAGTCAATAAGTTCTTGGTATTTTTTCTTAGAGTAGTCAAGATCTAGTCGAGCACCGTTTAGCTCCATAGTAGTTACAATGCGACGAGTATTCATCTCGAGCTCGTAGGCCATACTAAACGGCTTACCTGGAGCGCATTGCTCCCAAAAGATTTCAAATAGACGCATCGTCAGTACAGGGTCAAGAGCTCCATACTGCCAGTAAGGGTCAAAGTTTACGGGAACAGTTCCCCAGGTCCAGCCGTTATCTACTAGTCCGTAGTCAAGAACAGTCTGAGCTGCTGCAGCTTGCTCGTCTACATATTGAGATGTGAGTTTCTTTAGAGCTCCAGAACCAAGCGGATCAATAATCTTAGCCATAAGCATCGTATCGTGAGCACGATGCCAAGGCATTTTCCAAGTTGATTGCTGATCAAACCATTTAGCTTCAAAAGCGATGTTATGGCAGACTATAGGTCCGTCAAACTTATTCATTGCTTCGTAGAAGACGCCCTTCCAGTCTTCCCAGGGGATAGACCAACCAGTCATGCCATCACCAACCTGAACCAGCCTGAGCTGTCCGTGCCACGGCGAGAGGGCATCCTTTCGAGGATTGCCAGGAAGTTCTCCAGTTTCGGTGTCGATGGCGATTGCATTTAGTGGACGCCGCTCTCCGAGCCAGTTAATAAACTCGTGAGCTTTATCGACAGTGTTAACCAGATGGAGTTGTACTCCGTCCAGTCCCTGTGTCATTTGAGTCTCTTTCTAAGGTATTACTTCGAGATTATAGACTTCTGCAATCTCGATGTCAACCTTAGCAGCTTGCTGCAGCAAACGCTGCGCGACACTCGTTAAATATTCAGCTCCACTTTTTGGATCGTACTGGTAGAGGGCGTCAAGCACCGCATCTGGGTAATCACTAACCTGTGCCCAATAGCGATACTTCTCTGGGAACACCAGATCTAGGCTGTCATCTGGTTGGCACTCTTCACAGGGCACTGATCCAGACCTCAGTTCGTGGGAAGGAGCTTCAGTAAGTTTATACTTAGAGACCAAAGAGCACGCGGCTCCGTGGAAAATAAGTGACACGCCGACACGAGATAGGATGTAAGCACCGCTCTCCGTTTTATATAGCTCAAACTCAATCCAGCGGTGAGCCCCTCTGCGTTCCGATGTGGACTTGGCGAGCAGAGTGCCGTTGAACTGGAGTGTCCTATCTCCGTCTTTTACTGAATACATTAGTTACTCTCGAGCGCATCTAGTCTAGCCTGGAGCTGGTCGTTCTTAGCGGACAGCTCTTGAACTGCTTTGATTAAGTAAGGGACAAGGTTTATGTACTCCATGCTTCTCATGGGGTCGTCTACAAAATCTCCCTCGGCGTTAGGGTCATCTTGTCTGTAGACAATAAAGACCTCATCCTCTGGAAAAACATTAGCTACGTCCTGAGCAATCAGACCAGGGGTTTGGATTGTATTAGCTACATCATTCACCCAGTTGAAGGTCACTGGATTGAGTAGATTTATTTTATCTAAAGCGCTATCAATATCGGATACTTGAGTCTTAACCCTAGCATCAGAGGTAGTAGGCACCAAGAATCCACCAGAGTTTCTATTTACCGTAAAACTGCCAGTACCCGTATTTGTCCAAATACTCTGCCCCAGCCTCTGAGTAGAGTAAACACCATCAGCGTTAAAAGTAGAGTTTTCGGCGTTAACAGTGCCAGCGCCTACCGTAAGGTATGCAGAGCCAGAACCATACATCCTAATACCGCTGGAAAACGGTGCAATTCTGCCAATTCTCGAGCTTCCAGAGTAAAAGTCCACAGCTGGAGTGGAATCTTGAATCTCTACCCTAGTACTACCCACTGCATCAGTGCGGATAGCTCCCCCATCCAAAGTTATGTCGCCATCTACAAAGGTCTCCGCTAGGTACGCACGTCCGTTACCTGTATATAGTCTGAACGTAGCATTAGTGGCACCTGCTGCACCATTTTTAAATGCAACAATTCCTGGATTAGCTTGATTTTCTCCTCGTATTTCAATTCGACCAGGGTCACCAGTGCTGCCTGTGTATTCGTCACCTACAACTATCAAGTCGCTCAGAATAAGATTAGATTCCAGCTTGTCAGCAGTGACCGCGCCAGCAGCAATTTTATTTGCTTCAACGGCTCCCGCCGAAATTTTTACTGCTGTAACAGCACCAGCATCAATTTTGTCAGCTTCAATCGCATTTGATTGAATCTTTCCAGCAGAGATAGAAAGCGCGGCAATGGTGCTTGCAGTTACGGCATCTGCCCCGATCTTTCCAGCAATAACGGAACCAGCAGCAATCTGTTCTGCACCAATTGCATTTGCAGCAATTGCGTCCTGAACAATTACATCTGATCCAAAAAGAGACGATGCATTAATAGATCCGTCAGCTAGAGCTCCTGCAGAAACAACCTGACCATTGAATGGCCATGTCGTTAAAGTGTTGGCAATTAAGTCAGTATCTACAAGAGGCTGGACCTGAGCCGTTACGGTACCAGAAGGATCACTCTCTACCCCCGCACTATCAGTGACTGTAATCCTAAAGTAGTAGCTAGTCCCGTAAGTCAAATCCGTTAGGACGTCAAAACCACCATCATTGCCAAACACTCTAACCCTCTTCCAAAGGTTACTCGCACTAGGCGTAAATACAGAGCTAGTAGACATGTATATGTTCATGTACTTGATGTTGCTTGGAGCAGCAGTAGTGGTTACTCCAGTGTCTAAGTATCCGTCCCATGCGATAGTTATGGTTCCAAGACGAGATGTTGCCGTAGGATCTGTTGGTGGATATGTTGTGTGGTCGCCTGCTAGCTCCGCTGTTGTTAGGGTGGTAGTAGCTGCTGTAGAGGGTTGCTTACCTGAGTCAAAAGCAATGAGCTCAAAATAGTAAAATGTTCCCTGCTCAAGCCGAACATCATCATCAAAAGTATAACTAGTTATAGTGGAATCTGATATATCTTTATACCTAAAGTCCTCTAGAGTGCTTCTTCGCCACTTTACAGTGTATCCAGCTAAGTCAGTTAATGTCTCACCTGCTGCAGTAAGAGTGGGAGCAGTCCAAGACAGAGTCACTTTAGCGTAGGCGATATCCTCTGGTCCATATACATCCGCTTCGCTTGTTGCTGACAGCCCAGTCGGGGGTGCTGGTGGGTCGCCGTCTTGAGGCAGTGACGTGTCTGGAGTGTACTCTACCCAGCGAATACCATTCCAGTAGTAGGTCTGGTTGTTTGAGCTGTCTACCCAAATTGACCCGTCCTGAGCCCATTCGCGTGCAACTGGAAAGACGTAAACATCGGCAGTAGAAACATCGGTGCTAGACACCGCTGTGTCTACACCAGCAGTCAAGACGTATTCAATTGTGTTACTCGTTACGTTGCTGATCTCAAAGAGGCCATCAGTTCCGTAAGCTCTAGAGTCTTCAGAAAAAATGTCAACAAAAATAATGTCGCCTACCTCGAAGTGGTGGGTCGCATTCATTGTCAAAGTTACAGTGCTGCCTGGTGCAGCTGAAATCTCAAAAGAGTCAACTTTTCTACGAGTTTGTAGGCGTCTACGAGAACTCCAACTGGTTGGAGCAGCAGTCTCTGGTTTAAAGTAGTAGGCGTGGCTAATGGTTACGCCAGATAGCTGATCCTGTGTAGGGTCATGCATGTAGCTAGCTCTGTCAGCCCAAGGAGGAGTGGCAACTGACTCTACGGTAAAATTATCTCCATCAACATCAATAGCCGAGCTACTACCCCAGTGAATGCCAGAGACTTCGATTCGATCCCCTGCTGCAGCACCTAGATCAGACTCTAGGTAAATCTCTACTCGATCTGTGCTCTTACCGATCAGACCCTTGGGATAGACGTAAGCGTCTTGAATTTTACGGAACTGATAAGGGGCAGAGGCGCTCACTACTGTTTCAGGACCTACAGCGGGAGCACCGATCTCAACTGCATCATTAATCTGACCAGTGGTTAAAAGATTAATAGGCCTAAGCTCGACAGCGCGGACACGCTGATCTAACCTGCTCATCAGGCTAGTGAGTTTGCGGCGACGTCTTCTAATCCCCATTGAATACCTTTCCGTCAACAATATTTATGCCAGAGATTGGAATTGATGGCTCTGTAACTAGCTCTAGACCAACTTCCTCTGGGTAGTTAGGCGTATCTGGAACACTTACCGTGTAAGACATAATCTTTCTAACCAAAACTCCCGCATCAGTCCCGTAGTCTTGCTCTAGATAGCTATCTGCACGAAGCGATACAAAGTCATCGTTTAATTTTACAGATACCCAGTCGCCTGGATTGTAGGTGCCAAGCTTAGGATTAACAGATCCGTTAACAGAAACAGTAAACGTACTGATTGGTGGAACTGATTCTTCTAGAAGCCTAGAAGCTTGCTTCCATAGAACAGCCTCGACCTCGGTATCTAGATCATCAACAGCGTCTAATAGAGGCCAGCCTTCGTTCAACAGCTTGTGGTTAGAGGCCGCTGAATAGGGTTGGCTAGCGTCTGTGCTTAGGCGATCATCTTTTCCTTGAACAAAGAATCTAGTAGCCCCGTCTTCAGCATTTTCCTCAAACTGAGCTTCGACAACATTGCCTGGATATTCAAAAATATATTCATCTGCCCCATAAGCACTGGCAGGGATTGGACCCTGGAATCCGTCAGCTTGAGAAGCAATGTAGCTAGTTAAGCTAGCTGGGACCAACGGCAAGAAAGTAAAGTATTTCTTGAAAGTATTAGTCGTAGTGTCGTACTCGCAATCAACGCGATACTCAAAACCATCTGGCTTAGTGGAGTATTCATCTAAGACCTCTGCAACTGTCTTTAGTTCATATCCTCTAATTACAGGATTTGCTTGTAAGTTGGTACTGAAGTCATCGTTTCTAGAGAAGTCAAACCCGATGTCTCCAAGCGTGGTATGTTCGCCAAAGGTTCCGTAAGAAACAGCAGCACGTCTAGTTACAGTAGGAGTTACAGAAGAGGTTAAATCTGTATAGCTCTGAGCAATATTCGGTCCATATTGAACAAACTGAAACTGAGTTGTTGAAGCTGGCGTCCCGTAGACAGTACCGTACCCGTCAAAACTCTGACTGACATCTTGCAGGTAGACAACGTCTCCTTCGCCAAACCCATGAGCTGTAGTGGTTTCAACGGTAACTACGTTACCATCACGCTTAAAGTTGGATACGGTCTTGACAGTGTCTGACTCGGTGGTAGTACTTAAATCACTTCCAGTGTTTGCGTAGGTAAATGTATAAGCGTTTGAGATAGACGTAACTACTGCTTCATTAGCATTAAAGCTGGAGTCTGCTTGAACGTCAGTAATTTTTATCTTCTGGCCCTCGGTTAGTTCGTGTCTTTTAGAGGTGACAACTGTTGCAACGTTAGAAGCTCTAGCTACACTAGCTATCTCATTGAATAGATCAATTCCTGGGCGAATCTCGTCGTTGGCAAAATCAAAATCAAAAAGGTCGGTGTTTAATTCTCGCAGAAGGTCTTGGGCGTATTGGTAGTTATCTTGACGAGTCTCGACAGTTATTGGATTGTCCTCGCCAAAAGTTTGGTCTGGAATTGTCTTCTTTGTTGAAGTCTTTTTATACTCCAAAGAATCAGTGTAGTCGGCATTAACAGTAATGACAGAGTTTCCGTCTACATTAGTAGTTGCAGTTAGGACTTCAAAGTATCCGTTGTAGAGGGTGTAGCCACTTGCCCAGTACAGATAAACAGCCTCGCCGACCGTAAAGTTGTACTGTCCACCAGTAAGAGTAATTGTCATGGTGCCGCTAGAAACTTCTGCGGTTGCCTCGTAAGAGCTATTCCACGTCTTCCAGACAACACGGTGCGATAGGTAGCTAGTGAATTCGGAAGCAGTTACAGAAAGAACCTTGTCAATCAAACTGTAGGTGCGACCCCAGATAATTCCGCCCCAGACGCACAATCCATCACGAACAACATAAAGAGCCGTCTTAGCTGGCATTGTGTTTTCGTAGATACTAAGGTTGTAGGTGTCTTCAGTTATGGCAATGTCACCCTGAAAAGAGCCAGCTTCGGTGAGCGAACGAGAATATGAAACGCCCCTAAACGGAATTTCCGCAAGGAGTTCGTTAGTTAAAAGGTCGCAGACAAAGTAGCGGTAATCTACTTCGCCTTCAATTCCTTCTGTTCTTACTGCCATCTTTTGTCCTTGAGTGTCTTTGTATTAGTTTACCAGCTAGCCGATCCAGCCTGATCGGTAGTAAATCGTTACACTTCCTCCCGTAGGAAACTCGGCTATGTCAATAGTGTTGTCACCTGGTTCTAGATAAATCCAGTCAACTAGGACAGCAACTTTGGAGCGTCCGTTGGCGACATTTGTCACAGTGCTGCCAGAGTAAGTAACATCTAGGGCCTCGCGGTTGTAGGTGTCAATTTCTAGCTTGTGATTAGCAGCAGTAGCACCAACAATAGTGATTGTCTGGTCACTAGTAGTATTCGTGATAGTTGGTGGATTGTTTGAGTCTGGAATAGTAAACTGAGCAGACGTTTCAATGATGATTGGAACTGCAACGTTACCGTTATTTGTGATTGTTGCAGTAGCAGAGCCGCTGCTCTCGGTGATAGTGGTGTTCTCGTAGCCGTCAGGGTCACCATCAACAAACTCATACTTAATTGGGTCAACAGCTTTTAGGCCAATAGAAAAGTCGTGGCGACCGCGAGCATTTACGCTAGTGATTTGAGGAGCACCACTTAAGCGCACCTTGGCTGCCTTTTTAGTGGTCCCGTCTTCGGTAACAATCAAATATCCAGCAGTAGTGGTTTTAACCATAGGGGACAGATATGACATAAGAGTGTTGCGAGCAGTAGCAACATCGTCTGGGTCTTGAGGCAAGAAAGACCCGTTTAACGTAATAAGGCGATTTGCCCAGCGGCCTACAGCATCGTACGAGCCATCACCCCATCCTCGAGGGAGATCTGGTAGCTCGTTTTCTGGAAGAGTCCACCAACCATCAATGTCCGTAACAACCCAAACTACATCATTAGAGTCAATGGTGTTTAGGGTTAGACCAGTCTCAGTAGAGGGATTCCACAGCTGAATGTTACCCTCAAGCTTGAGACCAGAGAGGAAGGGGGTCTGTAGCGGAGTTAGAGCCGTATTGACTACTTTATTTTCATCCGCCTGAGTATCTTGATCTGCTACTGAATCATAAAAGGTCATTAGATTGTGCCCTTCCTAATCTCAAAGGCTAGGCGGCGCGATACTGCAGCAGCCAGTTCTTTTTCGTCCATTCCTGGAGACGGGTTGACGGTAATGCTAATTCCGCTGCCGCCACCACGCAGTGCATTTATCATGGCGTAGTCACGTTTAGATAGCCCATTGCTGTCAAGTGGCTCTACGCGCTCTGGCTTTCCAGCTTCCGCAATTTGAGCAATAGTTCCACCAGCAGAAGGAGAGACAATTCCTCCAGATGCAAGTCTTGGAAGGGTGACCTTACCGATAAGGCCAATTTGTAGCTCTTGACCAATAAGATCCCCTAAGAAGCCTAGTCCGCTGTTGGCTAGCTTTATCATGCCGTTTAGGCCATCAATAAAGAAGTTAATAAAGTTCTCTACAATCCCTAGCCACCCATTTACGACAGTTTTAAAGAAGCCAGTTACACCCTCCCAAACGTCTTCAAAGAAGTTTCCTAAGTTCTCAAACGCATCCTCGAACCAACCAGTTACGTTGTCCCAGATCTGCTTTACACCCTGTACAGTCTCGTCCCAGGCCTGGCTGATGTTGCTACCGAGAGTTCCAAAGAAGCTGGCTATATTTTCGCCGATGGTACTAAATAGATTCCCCAGAGCTTCCATGGTTTCGTGGAAGAAAGCTACTACTTTTTCCCACATCTGTCTGCCAACTTCAGTTTGGCTGAAGAAGTAGTAAAGAGCGGCACTTAGGATTCCAACTGCAGTAATGATAAAGCCAATAGGGCTAGCAGCAAATGCTGTCCTAATTACCCCGCCAACGGCTAGAACTATTGTTCTAACAACATTGAATGCGCCCTTAAGGCTCAAAACAAACCCGATGATAGCAATTATGTTTCCAATTATTACCAAGAAAATATTTTTAATTTGGTCTAGTACAAAGAATACAGCCGAGAAAATTGCAAATCCTCTACCAATTGTGTCAATAAACGGCTTTACTTGTTCACTACCGAAAAACGCCGCAATTGGTTTTACAAGCTCATTGATTGTCTCGAAGAATGCAGTTGGAGCACCTTCATCTGCAAAAGCGTTGAATAATTCACCAAGAGTAACAATCAGATCGCCAAGAGCAGGAGCCGCATTAGCAAATGACTGGAAGATGTTGTCCCAGTTCTGGGCGTTACCTTCTTCCGTAAGAATTTCAAAGAATTCACCAATTGCAGGGTTAGCTCCAAGATTTAGGAACGCCGTAACTATTTGGCCTAAGAAGTCTGCTACGGGCCCAAAGTTAGTGGCAAGCCCCTCGAAGAGAGCCTTAACTCCAGGAGCTGCTTCATTGCCCTCATCTCCAAGTGCAGTAAAGTTTTCAGCTACTCCTTCTAGGTAAGTCAGCAACGTATCTATCGCGCCGTCTTCTCCATCAAGGAGAGCAAAGAAGTCCCCCAGTCCTGTAAGGGTATCTCCGATAATCCCGAATAGGCGACTTCCAATGCCAAATGCATTTTCGAAGGTACCTTCTAGGCCAAAGTCATCTAGATAAGTATTCCAGTCAACAAGAGTGTCTCTGATAAACTCTAGGAACTTAGTTCCGATACCATCAGCATCATTGAATACTTTGAGGAGAACCTCCCCGAACTCTCCAAAAATTTCTCCAATAAGAGGAATGTTTTCGCTCAGATTTGTTAGGAAAGTATCTACTTCAGCTTTAGTTTCTTCGGTTAAGAAGTTGTCAAAAAGGTTTTGTGTACCCTGTCCGAGAGCGACTCCTATGTCACCAAGCCTCTGCTCTAGAAGCGGGAAGTAGGTGCTGTCTAGCTGTTCTATTTGACTTTGCAGAACTGGCAGGAACCCCGCGGCAACTGCCTCTTTAAGAATGTCAAGCTTCGGGCGTAGCCCAACTAGGAATCTAGCAAACGCGGCTTGCGACTCAGTGAGGCCAGCGTAGGGATCAGAACCACTTGCTTCGTTGAGAGCTTGAGGACCCTTAGCAAGTTCTGCGTTAAGATCCTGAGTCCGATCCTTGGCCTTACGATATGCAAGTTCTGCCA